TACAGTACCTGTGACATCTCCTGTGAGTGCAATCTCACGTGCAGTTGCCCATGTAGTAGCCGTGTCTGCATTGCCTGTTACGTCACCTGTGAATGTAGCGTCTGTACCATCAGTACCGCTATCAAGAACGCTAGTACCGTCTGCCGCCTTTAGATCACCTATCAAATCACCTGTGATGTTTTTACCTACACCTGATACAGTTAGGTCACCATCAATAGCTACATCACCACCAATGTTAACATTCTCAGCAATACCTACACCGCCATCAACAATCACAGCACCTGTAGTTTTAGTGGTACTAGTAGTAGTACTATTGAAGTTGATGTCGCCTGTTACATCTAATGTGCCTGATAGAGTTGTATTACCTGCAAGCGTGGCATCTGCGTCAGAGAAGATAATAGCTGTAGTAGGTGTGGCACCTGACTTAATTACTGTCTGGCCTGAAAAGTTTGATATACCCCCAAACGTAGTGCCATCATCCTTTAACGTAATGTCACCGCCATTAGCGTCAATAACAATGTTACCCTCTACATCAAGGGTAAGATCACCAGTAGATACATCAAGCTCATTATCTGTCAATGTCATGTATCTGTTGGTGCCAGCTTTAACTGCTGTCTCACCTACAAGAGTACCTTGAAAGTAGCCATCCTTAAACTTAACACCCGTTGAAACACCAAGGTCTAGTGTGTTGGTTGTCTTAGGATTGACATTCGTTGCTGATACAATGATGTCTTGGCTTGGGCCTACCTTTGTAATAGGTGCACCTTCACCTGCTGTACCATCGTGTTTGTGTCCTGCGGATGCGTTAAATGCAGATTCGACAGCGTTGTACTCTGCGTCGAAATCGTCTGCATCAATAACGTTACCGTTAGCAATGTTGTTTGCTGTATCCTGACGTGTATAACCTGCCATATTACTGCCTATCGTTTTGTCTAAATTCTAATAACGCTGTGTCGAGCGTAAAGGTTGGGTTTGTTGAACTGTCTTCAATTCGTATTGCTACTGTTTTACCAGAGCCTATAACATTAGAGTCGTATACTGTATCTAATTCACCGCCGTATGTAGCTGTACCAAAAGTAGAGTTAGATGAACCAAACTCAAATACTGTATTACCTGTACTAGTGATGTTAAAGGTAGCAGGTTGTACTTTCTTTGTGTTAGTAGAGGATGCGAAGTCGTACTTCAGGTTAACATCTAAGTTCATATTACCTGTAGGTTCAGCATACAAAGTCATCTTGTAGAATGTCTTACGTATCTGTGGATCAGAGATAGGCATAAAGGGAGATTCATAGATAGCTTCAATAATAGCTGAATCAAATGTATTGCCTGCATTTAATAAGTAAATGTAACCATCTTCGTTAGCAAACGCTATAGTCTCTTGATCATTAGCATATCTACTATCAGCTACATATGCTTTGATGCCTTTAGTCGTAGCCCATGATAAACCAGAAGCACCCTGAGAGATAAACTTGGTAGCAAGCAAACCTTTAGCTGTGTCACTACGCTCAGATGAAACATAAGCAAAGACACGGTACTGGGCTTTCTCTCTAAGTATTACAGAAGAAAAGATTGATGCAGTGTTAAGAAAGTCTACAGCATCTTTTTGTATTTTATCTGATGCAACATCTAAAGCAAAGTCACCAATACGATCAGTAGCACTTAGTAGGCGTAGACCGTCAGGGGCTAGGTAGATAATATCACCACCAACTTCCTGAATAGTATCACCGTTAATACAACCAATACGATCCGTAATAGGAGACATCTGAAAGTCAGCAGAGGTACTACCAGTTAAGCGTTTGATACTGTTTGTAGTAAATACAATAAGTTGATCACGAAAGACTGCTAATCCTGTGACATCTGACCCTACGTTAATACTACCCGCACCATTTGCTACATCAAAGTCATCTACAGTAAAAGGTGCCGTAAAGAATATGTTGTTACCTTTACTGTAGAACGCTGTGTTCTTAAATATAGCTACGTGTTCTGCACCGCTTACATCTGCGCTATCTGCAGCAGTAAGGAACGTCATAGTATTGCCAGAAGTATTGTAGATACCAGGGAAGTTAGTACCATCTACAAAAACTACTTTGTCATCACCATCTAGGTTGTACTCTACGTGTCTCGCTTTACCGCCATTAGTACCTGCACTTGTAGCCATACTAATCCAGTTAGTTCCTGTACCGTAGTAGTATTCTGTTTCGTTACTAGCATTCTTACGTGCTACAATAATACGACCTGAAGAGATAACTTTAAGAGCTAGTAGAGGTCCACTACCTGTAACCTCAGTATCACTAAACTTTTCGTAACCTTTGATCTTAGAGTAGCCACCTTCTTTGTTTGGTTCAAAGTTCTGTAGAATAGTAGCAGAACCCACAGCATTAGTACCGTGCTGCAAGGCTGATAAGTTAGAGATCAAACCACCTCTAAACTCAATAGGAAAGGTAGACCATTGTGTAGCCATTAGAAGTAAACTCTTGTATCACCTAAATAATCGGTACGGTTAATATGGATACTGCGTAGGTACTTAATACCTTGCTCAAACTTATTTAATGCTAATTGTGCCGCTTGCATGTCGCCACGGAATTGATAAACATAATACATAGCACCATCTACAATAACATACTTATATTGCTCAGGTAGGTTAGGTACATCGGTAGCATTCTCTAAGTCGAACCCTACGTTGTAATACTCGTACACAATCTCATAGGCTGCGTCTGGGCTAGGGTATAACATAAACTCACGACTAGGTGCACGTGCTACATGAGTGGGTGTACTTCTGTTACTGGAATTAGTGTCATACTCTAAGTCAGCATATTTATTAAGATACTCTTCATAGGATATAACTTTTAGCTTACGTGTAGATACATTAAGAGAGTTGTCACGCTTGATTCTAAACGTGTTCATATTAACTGTCTTAGCATCATACGGAAAGCCGTATCTTACTGTACCAGGTACAAGGGCTTCAATCTCTTCTACGTGATTCCAAGGCCACTCATACTCTTCTTGCTGAATGTGACGTAGAGAAGCGTTTACTGCATCCTTGGCAAAGCTGTAGTAGCCTGTAGTAGAAGCAAAGTTTGCTGCAGTCAATTCTACTTCGTTTAGTCTACGGTTAACATCATTAACTAAACCTAAATAATCATACGCCATCTTTTACTTTTCCTTAACACGCAAATAAATAGAACGCTCAAAGTATCCATTATCTGATGTATTTATTCTGCATACGATTCTGTAGCGTACATTATTTGTACCTAGTGATAGTCTAATAGTAGCAACAGTGTTTGCTGTGTTAGTAGAACTAGTAACATATTGCAACCCGTTGACTACATCAGAGTCAAATACTGCCAACACTTTGTTTCCATCTGCATCATAGATATACCAGTCAACAGAGGATATAGTGTCATCGCCTAGAAAGCGTGACCAATCAACACTGTAGTCTACGTTCTGTTCATCTGGATCTTTGTTGGGCCACTTATAAGACATGTCTAGTCCTTATGCTGCAATATACACAGTTCTGTTTTGTGTATCTTTTTCTATATAAACTGTTCTGTTCTCTTCAGTAATATGCACAGTGTAATTTTGAGGGTAGGCATCTATATAAACTACTCTGCTTTCTTCAGTTACATGTATGGTATCACTACCACCATACGAAACCAGATAAACAATTCTACCTCTGTCATAACTATCAGCGAATTGACCAAAATCAAACCTGACAGCGGTAGGATTATCTAAGTTAGTAGCTGTAGTTAGTAACACTGAAGGCGAGGTTACAAAAGCTAACCCAGTTACTTCTTCGAATGCGTTGCTGCTTAAAGTAGCTGTGATTGCGCTGGGTTCTATATTAGCAGCACCTCTAACGCTATCAAAGTCTGAAACTGCTAACGTTGCTGAAACTGAACCACCAATACTTGTATTAGCTTCAGCATCAAAGTCTATGTCTAATTCAAATAAAGCTGTAACAGCGTCTGGTGTAATATTTGCTGTAAGCAGTATATCATAAAAATCGCTAATACTAAAAGTAGATGTTATACTACCTGTAGTTATACGTGCCTGTGCATCAAAGTCAAGCGCTGATATTGAAAGTGAAGAAGATACATCTGTAGTAGTTACGTTTGCTTTAGCATCAACACCAAATACAGACAAGATAAAAGCTGCCGTAGTTGCTGGCATATCTATTAAAGCAGGTAATGAAGTGGTTGATTCACTAAATGCTGTCTGAGAAAAGGTGCTAAAGCCTAACATTTAATTACTCTGGTTTAGTGGGCCACGTTATACTGTATAACTCTTGGGTTTGCGGCAAATCCCTCAGAGCCTGCCTATAATCTTTTAGCGGCTGTGACACAGCGCCACTTGCCTCTAACTCCTTTATAATATCGACATCAGACGCTTGCAGCAATTCGTTTCTTTCTGTTCGTACAGTTTCCCACATATCTGCGTCATAGTCTGCTATTTCTTCGTGCGTCTTGTCTAATAGCTCCCATGCAATCAGGCCGCTATTCCAAACAACCTTTTGTGTGCGATCCTCGTAAGGTGTTGTAAACGGCTCCACGTAGACATACCCTGCATCGGCTATTTCCGCATCGGTAAAGGTTGATTTATCTGTTCTCGTCATACCATCAGAAAGTCTTATTCTTTCAGGTAAAGGTGCTGGTGTGCTGCCTTTATATGAATACATTTTCAATTACCTTCTATGCTGTAAATTCAGGACTAAACAACCAAAAATAAGTTGGGACGGTTGTATTGGGAGAGCTTCCTTCAGTGTAAAAGAAATAACCACCACCAGTAGTGTGGTCTGCTGATGGCCCTGTACTGCTACTAGGGGTTGATCCGCTGTCTCTGTTCCATCTACCCCTTGAGCCAGTTGTTGTTGTCGGCACTTGCTGAGAGTTAAAAAATGCATCTGATACACTAGGATACGTTGATGATGACTGGGGTGATAGCCAACCTGTACTGTTTCCAAGATTAGTAAACGTGCCACTTATTGTTACATCGTCTATAGCGTAATCTGCACGAAAACCCGATTGCGTTTTTAAATGTCTCCATGCAA